TACAGAGATGGAATACGAAGACCCCTTTTCTGTACAAGGAGTGCTCGATACAGCCTGTTGGAGCAAGACTGGTACTACAGGCCCAACTGTCGGGGAAACGCTTCAGAGAGCAGGACACAAGCTCAGACGAGCAGATAAAAATAGAATACAAGGTAAAATACAGATTCACGAATACTTGAAGCTTCAACAAAGCGGTAGGCCACGATTGCAAATATTTAATACATGCCCCAACCTGATACGTGAGCTTCAAAGTATTCCCTTAGATAGGTCTAAGCCTGAAGATGTAGACACAAACGCATCCGACCATGCTTACGATGCATTACGTTATCTCATCATGGCTAGACCACGTATCAATGATACAATAAGCCAACTCAGACAGTTTAGAAGAGAACAAGCCTTTACTCCGTCTGACTCAACCTTTGGGTACTGATATGAAATACGGAAAGAAGAAAATAAAATATAACAATGGTGGTTTAGTCGCACGTAAAGAGTTCAAAGGAGTTGGCTCTATAGAAGGTAATCTTGCAGGAAACCAAAGCGGTGTGTCTGGTTCGGTTTCAGCTACAGTACGGAAAAGCGGTACATCTGGAACTGCAAGTATCTATAAAGATAGCAAAGGCAATACACGTAGCAGCTACAGCTTAGAGAGACAACTGCCGAATAATAGTTCAGTAGGCATCAAAGTACGCAAAGAACCTAAGTTGACTTACCACAAAAAACTAAAGGGTGGATTCAACCTGAATGTAGAGGCTACCCAAAAGGGTGGCGTAATGCGTATCTCTAAGCCCCTGTAAAGGAATAATATATGTCAGAAGATAAAGAAATGTTTGAAACAGCCGATGAAATCTATTTCGATGAAATGGAGACTCAAGGTGGCTTAGAGCTTGAGCTAGAAGAAGATGTGCGTAATCGTTTCGTAGGCTTAGTAGAAGCTCGTTACGCATCGGCTGAACAAGCACGAGACTTTGACGAGAAACGATGGCTAACAGCCTATCACAACTTCCGAGGAATCTACAACAAGAATGTACGATTCCGAGAGTCTGAAAAGTCTAAAGTATTTGTAAAAGTAACCAAGACCAAAGTCCTTGCAGCATTCGGTCAGCTAGTTGATGTTGTGTTTGGTACTGGTCAGTTCCCGATTGGTGTACGTGAAACTAAACTACCCGAAGGCATTTCTAAGTACACACGCCTAGAAGCAGGTACAGGCATTGAGACAAGTGCTCCACCTACTTACGAAGAACAAGAACAGCAGGAAGCTACTGCGCCTGAAATTGAAAACCCATACGATGTAGGTTATGAAGGTGATGGGCGAGTATTAGGTGCAGGAGCTACCCTCACAGGAGGCAAAGACAAACTAGCACAAGCAATCGAAGAAGCTAACGTAGAGTTCTTGGATGGTGCTTCACCAGACCCACAAGACCTAGAGATGTCTCCTGCTAAAGAAGCTGCACGTAACATGCAGACTTTGATACATGACCAAATTGAAGAATCAAATGGTACAAGCGAGTTACGCAATGCTTTGCTCGAAGCTGCACTATTTGGTACAGGCATCGTAAAAGGGCCATTCAACTATAATAAAACTGTAAGCCGTTGGGTAACTGGTGAAAACGGAGAACGTCAATACAGTCCAATTGATGTACGTGTGCCTCGCATTGAGTTTGTCAGTATTTGGGATTTCTTTCCCGACCCTGCAGCAACAAGCATCGAAGACTGTGAGTATATCGTACACCGACATAAAATGAACAAGTCTCAGCTTAGAGCACTATCACGTATGCCATTCTTTAACAAGGATGCAATACGTGAATGTTTACAAATGGGTTCTAACTACACTGAAAAAGATTACGAACATGAACTCAAAGACGACCAACGCACAGAAGACTATGGCTCAGGTCAGTTTGAGGTACTAGAATATTGGGGTATCATGGATGCTGAATATGCACGAGAAGTAGGCATGGAACTCCCTGACGAGGTTGACGATTTAGATGAAGTACAAGTTAATGCTTGGATTAGTAATGGGAAGCTCTTACGGAGCGTGGTTAATCCATTCACTCCTTACAGGCTTCCGTACAATGCCTTTCCTTACGAGCGTAATCCTTACTCTTTCTTTGGTATTGGTGTTGCTGAAAATATGGATGACTCTCAACAAATAATGAATGGTCACGCTCGAATGGCTATTGATAACCTCGCACTTGCAGGTTCTCTAGTCTTTGATGTTGACGAATCAGCCCTTGTTGGCGGTCAATCTATGGAAATATATCCCGGAAAAGTCTTCCGCAGACAAGCAGGAATGAGTGGTCAAGCCATCTATGGAGTAAAATTCCCGAACACTTCCCAAGAGAATATGATGATGTTTGACAAGTTCCGACAGCTTGCAGATGAGCAGACAGGTATTCCTAGTTACTCGCACGGACAGACAGGCGTACAAAGCATGACTCGTACCGCTTCTGGTATGTCCATGCTTCTAGGTGCAGCCTCTTTGAACATCAAAACAGTTATCAAGAACATTGATGACTTTTTGTTGAAGCCTTTAGGTCAAGCGTACTATCAGTGGAACATGCAGTTCTTTGAAGGCGAACTAGACGTAGAAGGTGATTTAGATATTCATGCAATGGGTACTAACAGCCTAATGCAGAAAGAAGTACGTAGTCAACGACTGACTATGTTCTTACAAACAGCACAGAATCCTGCTATTGCACCATTCGTTAAAATCTCTAAGATTGTTAGTGAGTTGGCTTACAGCCTTGACCTCGACCCTGACGAGATTCTTAACGACCCTGAAGAAGCAGCGATAATGGCACAAATCATAGGAGCACAAAATGTTGGACAAGGAGATGGCGAAGCGACTGGGGCCACTGGTCAACAACAAGGAGCTATGGGAGGCGCTCAAGGAGCACCTGAGCAACCTACGGATGTTGGAGTTACAGGGACTGGCGGTGGCAACATCGGAACAGGAAATGTACCGCAAGCAGGGGAAAGCGAATTTACTGGCAATGTTGCTTAAACTAAAGGAACAGGCAACAGAAGCCAAAAATAGAAAAGAGGATTAAACATGCACTGTACTGGCGAAGGTAAAAAGAAAAGAATGAAAAAGGCAGTAGGCTCAGTAGCCAAAAAAGCAGCAGAGGGCGCTGATTCTTTATTGTCTGAAGCACGTAAGGATGTGGTTGCAGCACGTAGCCCTGAGCGTGTAACGCCAGTAGAGTTTGAAGAAATGGCAGAAGCTTTAGAAGATGTAAAAGCTACTGTTGATAATCGCAAAGATGTAGTATTAAAAGATACCACCAAACTGATAAACTCTCTGTCGTTTGCTACAGGAAGCAACAAGAAAATGGATAAGCAGTTTGTAATGGAATCAATCAATGAAATAAAAGACACGCCTTTGGTTGAGTCCAAGCAGTCTGTTGCAGAGTTCATTGCTGACCTACATCGTACACAAGTTGATGAAGAATCTAAGCCACTACTGTCACAAAATGATTTTAAAAAGCTAACGGCATTTGCTTCACCAGAACCAAGAGAAATGAAAAATGAAGGTGGAGAAATGGAAAAGGAAATAGTAATAGAAACATATCCTGAAGACAGTGATGAAGCTAAGTACCTACGCTTTGAAAAAAGCTACGAAGAAGCTATGGCAAAAGCCAAGACCGAAGAGTCTAAAGAAATCATTACTAAGCGATTCAATCAAATTAAAAACAGCTTTGAACCAAATGTAATTGTCAATGCAATGAAGAGTAAAGAAACTCCCGAAGACAGAAAGTTCCGACTCGCTGAAGAGAAAGAACGCTTTGGATATGACATGGGTGGAATCCTAAGTAAGCCTGACGAAGATAAACTCGAAGGCGATTTGACTGACGAAGAATACGAAAAGCTAGGCTTAGATGACAGAGAGAAGAAGTTCTTAGGCGGTATCTTCAAAAAGATTAAACAAAGCAAGGGTGTAGATTTCCCCTCTGGCGGTTCAGGCTTTATGGCTATCTTTAACAAGCCAAAGAAAGTTGAGCCTGCTACAGCAGACATTAAAAGCCTAGAGGGTGTAGACCCACTTGCTCCATCTAACAATGCACTTGCAGAAGGTGGTATGCCTGTAGATACTTACAGCAATATCCCCGAAGAAGAAATGGAAGCAGTAAAAGCTTCACAGCTTCCAGATGCAGAGATGGAAGACGAGTACATGGGCTTTATTCTAGACGAAGCTTTGAACGAACAAGACCAAGATTACTTGCTCGATGCCCTAGAGGGTGACGAGCGACTAGGCAGTATCTTTGATAACATCATGGATATTGCAGGAGAATTTGCAGGTGAAGGGGCTGTAAAAGGACTCGGCACAGGCACATCAGATTCGATACCTGCTAGGCTATCGGATGGTGAATTTGTTTTCACCAAGAAAGCAGTTGACCACATAGGCGTTGATGCACTCCAGAAAATGATGGATGATGCTGAACGTGCTTATGATGGTGGACTGATGAAAAAGTACATGGGTGGTATTTTAACTCCAGATGAAATGAAGGACATGGATAAAGATGTTCACAATCAAATGTTGTTATCAAACCCAATGCCCAGTGTACGCAAGCGATAAGGCCACCTGTCTAACAGCCCCTTATCATTTTAATTTAAACCTAGAGGCCACCTTGTAGTATCTAGCCCCCGAATGTCTAGCTAACATTTAGGCTACCTAGAAAAGACGACAAGCCCCAAAAGGAGCAGTGATATGAGCGAAGCACAAGAAGCAACAGTAGAACCAGTAGCAAACCCTTACAACATGAACAAAGAGTATGTCCAAGATGACAAGCCCTTTGAAAGTGCAGAAGGAATTTTCTACGACAAGAAGCAGGCCACCTCTCAAGAAGCCCCTGCAGAAAATGTAGATTACAAGAAGCGTTACGATGACCTAAAGAAACATTATGATTCTAAGGTAAGTGAGTTTAAACAGAAAGAGCAAGAGTTACAAGCCGAAGCTCGAATGACACAGAAAGTTGAACAGTCTGTACGTCACGAGGATGCAGTTGAAGCACAAGAAGCTCTAGCCCAAGAAGTAGAAACTCGTGAACCTGTAATTGAAGACGATAGACTCCAAGCCCTTGATGAAAGAGAAGCTAGGATTGCACGTAGAGAAGCTGAGCTAACGCTTAGCAGCAGACATCCTGACTTTGAGGACATCCGTAAGAGCGAAGAGTTTCATGCGTGGGCTAAGTCCCAACCTGAAAGTATTCAAGACTGGATTTACAATAATCCTAATGATGTAGATTTAGCTGTCAAAGCAATAGACTTGTACAAGTTAGAAAATGAAGTTTCTACTAAGGTTCAAGAAGATGCTAAGCAAAAATCACAAACTTCAGCCCAAGCTTCTGCTGCTGATATGGTATCTACAAAGACTACAAGCGTAGATGCACAGCAACCGAAGATTTGGACACAAAGGGAAATTGCTGCCCTGTCAATGGCTGAGTATGATAAACACGAGAAAGAAATCGACAAAGCCATTATGGAAGGCAGAGTAGTCAATTAATAAACTAAGTCTTTTTTTAATGAGGAAATAATCATGGCTCAATATTTTGAACCCTCCACAGATACTAACGCTAACTTTGCAAACTCGGTATCGGGTCAAGCAAACTCTTACTTCTTGCCTGCTATTTACAGCAAAAAGGTTCTTAACTTTTTCCGTAAAGCATCAGTCGCAGAAGCTATCACTAACACTGACTACGAAGGTGAAATTTCTGCTTTCGGTGATTCTGTACGAATCATTAAAGAGCCAGTAATTAGCGTTAGCTCTTACACTCGTGGCAGCGACACTACTGCTACTAAGCTGACTGACCAAGAAGTAAACCTAGTGGTTGATACTGCTAACGCCTTTAAGTTCATCGTAGACGACATCGAAACTTCTATGTCTCACGTAAACTTCAAAGAAGTTGCAGCTTCTTCTGCTGCTTACGCTTTTCGTGATGCTTTCGATACTGCTGTAATTGCAGCAGGATTTAGCGGTCTATCTGCTTCATCTCCAGACCACACTCTCGGAACTGACTCTGCGACTCACCTCGGTGCAGGCGTATATGATGGTTCTGGCGCTGTTGGCCTTGACGTTACTGACCCTCTCGACTTGCTTGCTCGTATGGCTAAGCTTCTCGATGAGCAGAATGTACCCGAAGAAGGCCGATGGATTGTAGCTCCTCCTAGCTTCTATGAGCAGCTTTCTCAGTCTGGTTCTAAGTTGCTGTCTGTTGACTTCAACGCAGGACAAGGCTCAATCCGCAATGGTTTGGTAACTTCTGGTAAACTGCGTGGCTTTAGCATGTACAAGTCTAACAACGTAGCTACTCCAAGCAACGCTGACGGCAAACTACTTGCAGGTCACATGTCTGCTATTTGTACTGCACAGACTATCACTAGCACTGAGGTCATCCGTGACCCAGATAGCTTTGGTGACATCTGTCGTGGTCTGCACGTATTCGGTGTTAAAGTCCTCCGTGACGAAGCACTGGTTGGTGCGTTCTACAACGTATAATCGCAGCAAGCTAACAAGAGCGAGGGGTGTAAAAGCCCCTCAATCT